CTCTTCGTGTGGGAGGGGTAGGGGTAGGTCCCCCCCCTTGCGCGTGGTCGGTTGTGTCATGCGGCGTTGCTCTTGGCGCGGTTGCACGGTCCGCAGAGCACGTCGTGGTTGGCGGGGTCGAATGGTGCGCCGCCGGCGTCGAGTGGGGTTCGGTGGTCGAGCTGTAGGTCGTGCCGTGCCCCGCACCTCGAGCACCAGGGCTGCCGTCGGATCGCCTCGAGGCGCGCCTGCTGGTGGCGTCTGCTGGTGCGGGGGTCGCGGGGGCGGGGCGCGTGGAGGGGCGCGAGGTTCCCGCCGGCGGTGAGTCGGTATTGGCCCATGGAACGACGAAGCCCGCCGGGTTGGGCGGGCTCGGGTGACACGTCGGGCGCTGGCATGTCGTCAGGGCCCGCGCCGTGACGTGTCCACGTTACCGCGCCGGTCGGACGTCGCGGCGCGGCGGATCGCTTCGCGTTCGGGGTGGGTGCCGGGGATGACGCCGCCCCACCCGCCCGGGGCGGAGACGGGGATCTTGCGGAGGCGTTCCTCGTCGCCGGCGGGGCTGCCGGGTAGGTGCTTGAGCCGGTCCGTGGGTTCCGTTTCGTTGCGTGCCCGCCGTTCGGATTGGGCGATGGCGAGTTCCTCGGCGCGGCGTTGGGCGGACCGGAGCCAGTGCCGGTCGTCGCTGTCGGTCACTGGGGCCACTCGCCGTCGTGGAGGAGGCGGGCGACGTGGTCGCGGGCGCGGGCCCAGTGGTCGTGTGCGGTTTGCCTGGTGCACCCGAGTTCGTCGGCGATGCGCTGGAACGTGTAGCCGCTGACTTCGCGGAGGAGGTACGCGTCGAACTGGCGGGGGGTGAGTTCCGCGGCGAGGCGTTCGAGGATCGCGTGGGCGAGCTGCTCCCGGGTCACGCGGCGTCCCTGACGCTGTTGAGGCGGGGTTCGGGGCGGAGGTAGAGGTCCTGGTACTCCTGGTTGGTGACCTTGATGCGGGTCTTGCCGTCGGTCTCGTTGAGGACTTGGGCGGCGCGGCACTTCTCGCACCAGAGGATTCGTTCGGCGGTGAGGTAGAGGAGGTCGCCGCGGCACGTGTGGCAGAGGCGGTTGCCGACGAGGAGGCGCCCGGCGGGCCGGTCGGCGTCCTCCTGGCGGGCGGCCTGGGCCTGCTCGAGGCGGGCCTGGTGTTCGGCCATCCGCCGGCGGGCGTACTGGCCGGCGAGCTCGTTGACCTTGGCGGGCGGGGGCAGGACCTTCTCCGTCCAGGTGCGGGCGAGCTCGACGCATGCCTGTTCGACGTCGTCGGCGTGCTGGTCGCTGATCGCGTCGTGGTACGCGTCGGCCTTGTGCTTGGTCCAGCCGGTGGGCCAGAGGTGGGCGAGGCGTTGGACGGCGCGTCGGCGGCGCTGTTCCTCCGGGCTCATGTCCATGACCCCCATTCCGTGCGGTGCGTTCGCGCGCGCCCTCGATTACTTTCCGTGCGGGATGGGGTTAGGTGTTCTCTTCCTCTTCCTCTTCCTCTCGCGAGCGCGGTGTAGAGCGCGTGACTCACGCGTGACATGTGCTGGTGCGTCACGCGTGACGTCACGCGTGACATGTGCTGGTGCGTCACGCGTGACGTCACGCGTGACAGGGTGTGCGTGTCACGCATCGTCGGGTCCCTTCTGGCGGGCGCGGTGCCGGGCCTGCCGGTCCCGGTCGTTCGCGCGCCGCCGGTCTCGTTTCGCGCGGACCTCCTCGGCGTCGACCTGGTGGTCCGCCCAGTCGTTCAGGACCCACCCGTGGCCGTTGCGGTGCATCCATCCGAGCTCGTCGAGTTCCCGCTCGATGGTGGGGGTGAGCCGGATGAACGGTTTCGCCTCCGGTGGGATGCGTCCGTCGGTCTCGTGTTCCCCCGCGTACATCCAGGCGAGGGTGAGCGTCCGCCACGCCTTGTCGCTGGTGCGGGCCTGCTTCGGGTGGGTGAGCAGGGTGGTCCAGAGCTTCACGTAGTCCACGACGCGGCTCCCTTCGGGGCGTGCTCGAGATCCGCGCGCAGGAGCTCATCGTGTTGTTCGGTGCACGTGTCCATGAGCCCGCGGATCGTGTCTTCCTGGTGCTGGATGCCGAGCTTGAGGAGGGCGACGTCGTGGTCTGCGAGCTGGCCGGCGATCGCGTGGACGCGTCGGAGGGCGCGGATCATCTGCTCGGCGTCCGGCGGGTCGACGGGGTCGGTCACGGCCGGGCCTCCAGCACGGCGTCGTGCGCGCTCCAGTACTGGTCCGCGAAGTCGAAGCCGCGCTGCGCGACGACCGTGACTTCCGCAGATCCCCAGCGTTCCCGCCGGACCTCGTAGTGGGTGTGCACGCGGTGCGCGGCGTCCCGGAACATGTCGGCGCGCCTGGCCGTGCGGGCGCGGGCCGCATCCAAATCCTGGGTGGTTTCCCCTGCAAGTGGGGTCCGCGGGGGGGTGCCCGCGGTGATGCTTGCCGTGGTGCTCACGGTCACAGCCACCGGTCCTGGTAGATGTGTGCATGGTGTGCTTCATCGCCATTCCGTTCCGGTGCCGAGGCAGGTGGCGCACGGGTAGAACCCGGGGCCGTGGCTGCCGTTCGCCCAGATCCGCTGCTGCCCCCAGCAGGTGCGGCACGTGCGCCACTCCTCGGCGGGCGGCGCTGGCCGGGCGCCGCACCGGCCGGTGTGGGTGTGGTCGGGGCGCCAGCCCTTCGGTGATGGGGGCGGCATGGTCACGGTCACGCCGCCTCCCGCGTGGTTCCGGTGACCGCCCAGTGGGCGACGTTCCCGCGTCCGCATCCTGGTGTGGTGTTGGTGACGACTCCGGCTGTTGCGAGGCGTTTGATCGCCTTGCTGGTCGCAATGTGGGTGAGGCCGAGGTGGTGGGCTACCTGGTTCGTGGTGTGGCCGGGGTGGAGGGCGAGGTGCTGGATGATCGCCCGGCCGGTCGCACCGACCCGGGTGGTGGTGTCGGTCGAAGCCTCGGCTGCGAGGGCGACGGCCTCCCGGTGGTTTCGTTCCGCGGCGAGCTGTGCCCGCAGCAGGCGCTGCTTGTGTTCCTGGGCGGCCCGCCGGGCGCGGAGTCGTTCCACCGCTTCCCGCGCGGCTGGGCTGAGAGGCAGGGTCACGCGGCCTCCAGGTGGATCACGTCATGCCACGGGCCGTCGGCGGCCGTCACCTCAAGGCATGGCCCGCAGAGCATCCGGCCGGTGACCTGGTCGCCGAACAGGAGGGCCCCGTCGTTGTCGGGCTCGTCGATCGCGACGACATCGGCTGGCCGCGTGTGGCAGCGGTCGCACGTCACGCGGCCACCGCCTCCGGCTCTGGCCGGCGCGTCCAGTCCATGGTCAGGACGTGGGCGGTGATCTCGACGCGCTCCGGTTCGTCGGGGCGCTCCTGGTACCGCTTGTTCGTCGACCCGTACCCGACGATCAGGCTGTCGTCCGCCCACGCGAGGCCGTTCAACGCGTCCTCGACCTGCTTGACGTAGTTGCTGAGGTCGGGGCGGCCGGTCGGCCAGTACGAGCGCCGGCCGGTGGCGGACAGCTCCCCGCGCGACGTCCAGTGCGCCTTGGGGCGGGCGAGGATGAACCGGCAGACCAGGACGATGGGGCCGTCCTCCAGCCGGGGCCGGCCGGCGTGGATCCATTCGGTCTGGATGCGCTGCGCGTAGGTGCGCTGCTTGGCGGGGGTGAAGTGCCGGACGGTGCGGCCGCCGGTGGCTCGGGCCCACTGGACGGGGCGGCCGGGGACCACCAGGCGCAGCTCGCGCAGGCCGTTCACGGCTTGCACGACCACCACCCCCACCCGGCGCCCTTCACCCGCTGGGCGGTTGCCAACGCTGCGGCGTACGGCGACCAAGGGGACAGGCCCGCCGCGGCGTACACGGTGCTGTTCCACGACGGTCCCCACTGGAAGATCCCGCGGTACTGGCCGTTCACGGCGGACGGGCGGTGCCCCGACTCGCAGAACGCGACGGTGGACAGGTCCGTCCGGGGGACGCCGTAGACGACGCTCGCGATGGTGAGGGCCTCCGCGACGGTCGGCTCGTGGCGGACGACGCGCTCCAGGGCGCGGACGCGGCGCTCCGCGCGGTCGAGGCGGACGCGGGTCTTGACGAGCTGCTCGGCGAGGCGGTCCGCCCTGGTGGGGGCCGACCGTTCGCTCTGGCCGGCTGGTTCGGCGGTCGCCCACTGCACCGCCCCGGCGATGAGGGCGGTGATCGTCAGGCAGGAGACGGCGGCGGCGGGGGCGCGGCGCGTCGTGCGGTGGTCACGCATCCGCGGCGTCCCCCGGGCGGCAGCCCTTGATCGTGATCTGCTGCGTGCCGTTGCCCCAGACGTCGACGTGGCACAACGCTTCGTTCCCCCACGTGTCCCACCCGAGGCGCTGCCGGCGGGCGAACAGTTCGAGGTACGGGCCCGGGCTGACCTGCTCCACGATGTCCTGGAACCCGTCGGGCTTGGCACTGTGCGCCGGTTTCCCGTTGACGTACGGGCGCTTCAACCGGAACCACGTCGACTCCCATCGGCGGTGCGCCTTCAACGTCCCGCGCCGGCAGAACAGGATGAACTCGGTGGTCGGGTTGAACGTCCCGCCGAACCCGAGGCCCCGCGGCTCTTTGCACCACGTCAGAAGCGTCGACGGCGTGAACCCCCACGCTCGGGCGACTTCGTACGCCGCTTCGATGTGACGGTTGACGGTCCACAGGTAGAGGTGGGCGTCTCGTTCCGCGAGGTCAGCGACGGGGAGTGCCTTGATCTCGTCGAGCGCCATCCTCCGATACGGGACCGGGTTAGACGCACCGGTGTGGCGCTCCGCCCAGTACCCCTCGGTACTCAACGTCCGCGGCCCGTAGTCGGGGAACTCCCACGGTGGGTCCGCGACGATCGTCCGGTACGTGGCCGTCATCCGTGCTCCAGGATGATGCGCGCGAGGACGCGGGGCGTGAGCCCGATGACGTCGTCGCGGGCAACAGACCGCGCGTTCCGGCCGGCGGCGTCACCCACGGGCCAGTTCAGCGGCACGTTCGGGCTTTCGGCCGCCTTGACAACGTATGTGGGTCGGTACCGGCCGGACGGGGGTGACGGATGGCTTTGAAGAAGGCGTGCCGTCACGGCCGCGGCCTATCCGGGGCGGCGAAGACGAGGGCGTGGCGGCGGTGCCCGTGCTCGTGGTACGCGGACATCCGGGTGGACGGGCAACGCGAGTACGTGCGGCTCGGGTCGGCCCCGGAGGACGTGCATTTGGACGCGCCCCGCCCGTTCCTGGAGGTGAACAGGACGCGCGGCAGGGGCGGCCTGGTGGGGCCTCCGAAGACCGCGTGGGGGCTCATGGGCGCCGCCGGGGGTCGAGGGCGTACCGCTGCATCGCGCTGTAGATCCGCAGGTCGTCCATCTCCTGCTGCATCTCCATGGCGAACCGCTCCGCGGGCCACCGGGTCCAGTCGTCGCCGTGCTCGGCCTGGCCGGCCTCGTACCGTGCCCGCAGGCGCTCGTCGACCTCGCTGCCGTGCTTGACGGCGAGGTACCGGCGGACCTCCTCCCACGGTGGGCCGCTCACGCCCGCCAACCCTGGGCGACGCGTACGTGTATGCGTTGGCTGGCCTGCTGGTGGAGGCGCCGGGCGAGGAGGGCCTCGGAGGAGGCCGCCTTCTGTGATGACACCGGTGCATCACCGCGCCGCACTTCGGGCACGGATGGCACTCCGGGAAGGACGCTACGTGCGCAGATCCCAGTGTTCATGCGGGCTAGCTCCCTTCGAATCCGCTATCCTCCACCTCCGTGAAAGCCCCGCCGTGTGCGGGGCTTTTCTCGTTGGTGGGGCTGGGCTCAGTCGAGTGTGATGACACGGGTGCAACCCCGTGCAGGTCTTCGTCCATCCCGTAGAGGCGGGCGACGTCCCGGCGCAGCTCGGTGAGGCGCCACGCGGGCTCGTCGATGAGGACGTGCGAGTACGTGTTGAGGAAAACGGTCGGGTTCGCGTGCCCGAAGATCTCCACGGCGAGGGGGAGGGGGACGCGGGCGGCGACCAGCCGGGACGCGTACCGGTGCCGGAGGGAGTGCGGCGAGTACCCGGGGATACCGGCGCGGGTGCAGGCCCGGGCGATCGCGCCGCGCACCGTCTGGGACCGCAGGTGCGCGAACACGGGCGCGTCGGGGTCGCGGTCCTCGAGGGGCGTCTGCCGGGCGACCGCGTCGGCGGCCGCATCCGGCAGGGGGACGCGGCGCCGGGCGCTCTTGGTCTTGCCTGCCCGCACCGTGATCGCCGCGCCGGCGAAGTCGACGGCCCCCCACGTGAGCCGCTCCAGCTCACCGATCCGCAGGCCGGTTGCTTCCAGGACGATGACGGTGTCGACGTGGCGGCGGGGGACGCCGCCGAGGATCGCGTTCCACTCGTCCCACCGGGGGGCGCGGACATCATCGTCGTCGTGTTCGCGGCGTGGGGGGATCACGTCCGCCCACGGGTTCGGGTGGATGGCGGCGCGCCGCCACGCCGCCCTGAGGACACCGAGGTGCATCTGGATGCTCTTCGGGGCGAGCCCCGGGCGGACCGCGCCGTCGTCGGTGACCGTCGGTTCGGTGAGGTCGTCGACCCAGTCCTGCCCGGCGTGGGCGGTGACCTGGTCGGCGAGCTGGCCGGCGAGGGGTGATGCGGCGAGGTGCGCGCGGGTCTGGTGGAACGTGTTGCGGCGGGCCGCGCCGACCTTCCGGGACCGCCACCTGGTGTACGCGTCGAGGACGTCCAGGGCGGTCGGGCCGGTGGGTTCCGGGGCGGGCGGTGTCGGTGGGTTGACGGTGAGGTCCGGGAACCGGCCGGCGGCGAGTTCACGGGCGACCCACGCGGCGCGTTCCTCCGCTTCGGCGCGGGTGCGGAAGGTGCCGGCGTTGTGGGTGGGGCCACGGCCGCCGGGCCGGAACCGGACGTGCCACCGGACCTCCACGCCGCGGGGGATGCGCCCCCTGGTGACCCACTGCCAGCGCCCGTCGATCTTCGCGCGCCGGAGAATGTTGACGCTGGGGCTCATGCGGCCTGCCTGGGGCGGACCCCGTTGACGGGGACGACGACCAGGTGTCGGTCGACGTCCTCGCGGCGGACGTAGACGACGCGGCTGCCGGGGACCATGACCTGCTCGGACCGCGCCCAGATGCGGTCGAGGTCGACGCGGGCGACGCCGGCGTCCCGGAGGGCGCGGCGCGTCACGAGGGGCGGCAGCCCGAGCAGCTCGCTCACGGTCACGCCGCCGTCTCCTCATCGTCCGGGATCTCGAGGACCGTCTGGTTCCAGCTGGTGCCGTACGCGGGCCGGTGGTCGCCGTTGCGGATGATGGTGCGGCCGACCCCGTTGCACCGGGTGCACCGGGCGTACCCGCTCGGGGTGCAGGTGCGGGCCTGCCAGTCCTTCATCTGGCCGGACCCCATGCACGCGAGGCACTGGGAGATGGGGTAGACGGTCACCGGGCCTCCCGTTCCGCGGCGCCACCCAGACGACGACGGCGGATGACAGGCCCTGACCTGTCCGTCGGGTCGTAGAGCGTCCCGTCAGGGCCTTCGACGGGACCCTCCCGTTCCACGGCGTCGGAGACGGAGCGCACCACGGCCATCCCGAGCGCAAGCGCCTCCACCATGCCGTCGTAGGAGACGCCGTCTTTCTCCTGCTCCTCGTCCAGCCACTCAGCGGCCGCCTGCCTGTTCACCTGGATCGCCCGCGTGTCGATGAGGTGCCCGGCGTCCCCGGCCTTGACCACTAGGCGCAAAGCCAGGACCCACTCAGGCTCAGGGGCGTCGTACGGGCTGGCCCGGTTCCATGCGGCCAGCGCGTCGCGGGCGTGCTGGATGACGTCGGGCCCGGTCATCAGTCCACGCTCCCGTACCGTGCGGTGAGGGCGAGCAGGTTCTCGCCCTGCGCGTCCCCGGCGGCGTCCATGGCGGCGTACCTGGCGGCGTCCCCGGCGGCGTACCTGGCGGAGGACCCGGCGGCGTACCTGGCGGCGTCCCCGGCGGCGTACCTGGCGGAGGACCCGGCGGCGTCCCTGGCGGCCCAGGCGGCGTCCCAGGCGGCGGCCCCGGCGGCGAACCCGGCGGCGGCCCCGGCGGCGAACCCGGCGGCCTTCATGTGAGCGTGGGTCGTCAACCCGTGTGCGAACAGGCGCGCCACCCGGATCGCCTCCATGCACCGCGGGTCACGACCATGCAGGTGCGCCACCGACTCCGCGCAATCCGCCGCGAACAACCTGAGCACCCGTGCCGTCAACACCCCCACCGGCTCAGTGAGGCGCGCCTCACGGACCACCACCTTGTCCGTCTCGTCGACGCGCGTGAACCGGTCGTTGACCTCCACCCGCCAGATCACCGCGCCCTCAAGCACCCAGTACGGGAGGTCCCGGGTGCGGCACAAGTGCAGGCCGTTCCGGCACGCCTCCAACGGGCCCGTCACCCGATGCCACTCCCCGGGTTCCGGCCAACGCCCCGTCCCGCCGTGGACGGCTTCCCGGTTGGGGCCCAACACCTTGAACAGCGGTTCCGTGGTCACCCCGCCGCCTCCCGTTCCGCGGCGGCCAGCGCCTCGGCGGCGTTCATCGGCGCGTAGTAGTTGACGCCCGCCCAGCAGATCACCGACCTGTCGGCGGACGCGAAGCACTCCGGACCGATGACGATCACGTCTCCGTCGCGCCTCTCCCGCGTGTCGATGAGGTGCCCGGCGTCCGCCGCCTCCACCACGGCGCCGAGGGCCTCGACGGCGAGCTGCCACGCCGGGAAACTCACGGCCCCGTCCTCGATGGAGGCGTGCGCCTGGCGGGCCTGCTGGATAACGTCACCCATCAGGCAGCCACCCCGTCCGATCGGTCCTCGGGGAGCCCGGACTGCGCGTCACGCCACGGCGCGTAGTCCGTGCCGGCGGACGCCGGGGCCTTGGCGCCCGCGGCGTCCGCTTCGGGGCGAGCCGGTCCGGTCGGCTGCCCCGCCCCCGGGCTACCGGGGGGCACGCTCGCGCCCATGAGCGCCTGGAGGATCCGCTCCCGGAGGTGCGTGGCGTCGTGGGGGAGCGCCTGGTACGCCTCGTTGAGGAGGCGCAGCAAGTCGTGGCCGTCTGCGGTGATGGCGGCGACCACGGCCATCCGCTGGGCGGTCGCCTGGTGCTCGTGGAACGCCTGGATCTCCGCGCCGTGCCGGTCGGCGGTCGACGGGCGGTGCAGGTGCACATCGTATCCGTCGTCGTCGGGTCCCCACGCGGCGCGAACCCACCCGCGGCGCTCGAGGTGCCGGAGGTCGGCGGTCAGCTCGTGCATGACGATCCTCCCCAGGTGGTGAGGTCGCACCGGCCGGCGGGGGCGCACCGCTCGGGGCGCTGGCAGCACGACGGGTGCGGGGTGAGGGTGCGGAGCTCGTCGAGGATCGCGCGCTGCTCGTGGGTCGCTGCCCCATGGAGGGCGGCGGCCAGCAGGCGGGCGCGGTTCTCCCGCTCGAGGCGCTCCCGCTGGTAGCCGGTGACGTCAGTCGACATCGAGGGCCTCCTGGCCGGGGCCGGCCTGCGGGCCGCGCTCGATCAGCGCGCAGATCTCCTCGTAGTTGCCGCGCGTCACGCTGGAGGTGGACCCGCCCGGGTCGCCGGTGACCTGCTCGATCACCCCGCGCCAGCCCTCGTCGGTCCAGTTCGAGCTGTTGGCGATCGCGAACAGCCGTTTCCGCTGCGCCTGCGTGATGGGCCGGTCGTCGACCGGCCCCGCGTCGATAACCTCCGCGTCCTCGACCTCCGGTGCCGGCGGGGCGGCGGCGGGCGGCGGGGGCGCCTGCGGGGCGGGCGGCAGCGGCGGCGGCTCGGCGGCTGCGGCGGGCGCGATGTGGTCGAGCTCCTCCGGGTTGTAGGCGCGGACCCCGCCGAACAGCTGCGGGCAGAACATCCGTCCGCCCTCGGTCATCGCCCGGTTGTAGAGCATCGCCCGCGGGTACTTGCGCCAGTTGTCCTTCCCGGCGAGCCCGGCGCGCTTCGCGTCCTCGATCGTCCAGGTCACCTCGCCGCGGCGCTTCCCGTCCCGGTAGAAGACGATGGTGCACGCCTCGCTGTCGCTGCGGGTGACCTCGTAGTCGTAGCGCGGGTGCGACTCGAGGGCGGCCGCCCAGAAGTGCCCGTTCGGGGTGGGGTTCCCCTCGATGATGTCGACGCCGGTCAGGCCGGTGATCGGTTCGAAGCCCATCGCCATCGCGAACATCATCTTCACGGCGGCGCGCTCGGGGGTCTGGGCGTCCTTGAACATCCCGGACCGTGCGATCGCGGTGCTCATGCGGGCGAGGTCGTCCATGTTGGTGACCTGGATTCCGCCGACCCCGGGCACGGTCGCGGGCGCGGTCGCGGGCACGGTGGCGGGGGTGTCAGCAGGGGTGGCGGCCACCGTGATCTCGGTGCTCACGGGCGTCTCCTTCGTCGGGCTGGTAGCGGGGCGGCCGGTCACGACAGCATCCCGGCGGCGGTGACGATCACCCAGGCGAGCCCGACGCAGGCGAACCCGAGGACGGCCACGCCGATCAGGTCGCGGGCCGTGTTCCTGGGGGGCTCCCACCGTTCGATCCGGGACTCCGTCCAGGAGCGGGCGCGGCGGCGGTCGCGGCGGTGCGGGAGGGCGGGCATCAGGACGCCTCCTGCATGAGGCCGTAGTGGACGCCGTAGACGACGGCGCCGAGCTTCTGGCGGACCGCTTCGACCACGTCGTCTGGGACGCGGCGGTCGTTGCGGAGGGCGATGAGGGCTAGCTGGTACGCCTGGAACGCGTTGGCGGTGACCTTCGGCTGGAGGCTCGACCCTGCGAGGGCGTCCGAGTAGGTGAGGTCCCACCGGGCGAAGCACTCGGTGAGCGTCTGCAGCTCGGTGTGGCTGAGGACCCTGGTGCGGATCGGGGTGGTCGTGGTCATCCGACCCACCACCGGTAGGCGACCGTGCTGATCGTGATGACCGCGATCCACATGAGGGTGCCGGCGGCGAGGCCGATGGCGGCACCGCGCAGCACGGCGGATGGGTTGTCGAGTCCCGGCGGTCGCGTGTCGCGCCACACAGGCGGGTGATGACCATGACGGTCGCGGCGGTCAGGGAACACCGGCATCATCCGCCCCCGCCACGGTCGCCCGGCTCTTGGCATGCGAGCAGCGCCCGGGCGGCGTCCCGCTGCCTGATCGCCTCGGCGAGCGCGTCCACCAGGTCGCCGGTGCCGGCGTCCAGGACACGGTTCCGCCACAGACGCAGCACCGTGTCAGGGTCCGGTCTGCGCGCGTCGCTGACAGCGGCGTTGTACAGGCGGTGGCGGGCGTGCACGAACGCGAGCCTGATGGCGAGCAGCTCAATCGCATCGAGCTGCTCCGGAGTGCAGTACCGGCGGTCGACCCGCTGGCCCCGTGTGACGGCGGCCACCTGGTCGATGATGTCGCGCGCCCACCGAACCGACTCGTCAAACGCCTCATCAAACGCCTCATGCTCTCCGGTCACGACGCACCCCCTGAGAAGTGCGCGGCGTACACAACGCCAGAGAGGTGCATGCGGACCGCTTCGAGCACGTCCGGTGGGATGCGCCGGTCTTCGCCGAGGGCGATCACTGCGAGGTGGAACGCCTCCATCGCGTTCCCTGGGACCTGGTGGAGGCGGTCCCTGGTGCGCTGCCGGTGGATGCGCAGGGCCTCGAGGTGTTCGGGCCCGATGGTGCGGTCACCGGTCACCGCGTCACCCCCGTCGCCGCCGCCCACATCGCTGCCCGCTCGTCACGGTCCGCATTCACCAGCCGGTACCGCCAGGTGCGGGCCGCGGCGCTCGTCACCGGCTTGCCCGTCGCGCGCCGGGACACGCCACGGACCATCGCCACGAACCGGGCGTAATCCCCGCTGGACTCACCGGCGACCCACCAGCCCGTCGGGTTGCAGTCACGCCACACCGCGCACGCGAACCGCGGGAGGAGGTCCTGGGCGGCGGCCTCGACGGCGCCCTCCTCCACCGCACGTTCACCGGGCGTGAGGCTCGCGTACTCGGTGACGTCCCTCATCCCGTGCAGGTACTCATGGATGAGGATGCCGGCGAGGGTGTACCGCCAGTCGGTGCCGGTGAGCGTGTACCGGTTGACAACTGGCCCCCAGGATGAGGCGACGGCCGTCACCATGGACGACGGGTAGTAGACGCTGTCGATGCGGTCCGTGACCCACATCGGCTGGTCATAGGTGGGGAACCCCTGCCGCCACAGGTACCGACGCACCTCGGTGGCGACCTGCTGGGCGGCGGGTGGGGCCGGGTCGACGGTCGTGGCGTGTGCCCCGGCGGCGAACCCCGCCCACAGCACCGTGGTCATGGCGAGGGCCCCGGCGGTCTTGTGGCGCCAGCTCACCGTGCACCGCCGATCAGCCAGGCGATGAACAAGGTGGTGGCGAGCGCCCCGGCGAGGAAGCCGAACAGGAAGATGACGGTGGTCACGATGCACCGCCGTTCCTGGCCGCGTCGATCTCCCACCCGGGGGCGCCGTGCCGCTGGGCGAGCGCCTCGAGGCGGATGCGGGCCTGGCGTTCGTCGCGGACCTGCTGCTGGAGTTCCTGTACCAGGGCGCGGAGGTGGTCCGCTTCGCGGCGGGCCCACCGGGCGTCCGCAAGCGGACGGCCGCGGCGCCGGTCGCGACGCGCCATGGTGATGACGGTCGCGGTCATCACGACCACCAGTCCTGAATCTTCCGGCCGCCGCGGCCAGAGTTCACGGTCTCGACGACGGCCGCGGCGATGCAGTGCGGCTTCGGCCGGCCCACCTGCCGGCGGATCACCTCCGCCTTGGCCAGCAGCCCGCTGAGTCCGCCGCGCGCCGACGACAGCTTCGTGACCGCGTATTCGTCGTCGAGTTCCCCGTTGTACCGGTGGGTGACGAGGCCGACGCCCTGGATCAGGTTGGCGGTCATTCCCGTGTCACCGAACGCGTCGCGGATGATCCGCAGCGTCCGGCCGAGGGCCTCCTGCCCGGCGACGTCGTAGACGCGGCCGAGGGCGGTGACCGCCATGATCTTCCCGTTGCCCTTGCCGACTGCGAGGCCCTCAGCCTGCACGGCCCGGGCGATCCCGAGTTCCCGTGGGCGCTGCGCGGTCAGGGCGACGAGGAACTTGTCGATCGGCTTCACGGCGAGAGGCGTGTTCAGGCCGAGGAACATCTCGGCCTCCTGCTTCTCGGTGAGGTCTTCGTACACCTGGCATTCGATGAGCTGGTCCTCGTACCCGATGCGGCGGAGCGCCTCGATGCGGTGCTGACCGTCGATCACCCAGTACCGGCCGCCGCGCTTGTTGACGACGGGGATGCCGAGCTTGTCGGGGTCGAACTCGGTGGCGATGCTCTCCGCCTTGTAGGCGCGGAGTTCGCGTTGCGCGTTCGTGGAGGTGCGGATGTCGGAGACGCGGACCCACTGGACGCTGGAGGCGCGGGTGAGACGCCGGTTGCTGGTCATGTGCTGACCTCCCGGATGAACGCGGTGATCGGGCGGAGCGCCTGGCGGAGCCGGTCCGCCCATTCGGGGCGCTCGACCTCGGGGATCGCGTCGATGTCGATGAGCCGCAGTCCGGCGGCGAGACCGTCAAGGGTCGCCTCCGTCTCCGCGAGGACCCGGTAGTGGTCGATGCGGCGGCGCTTGTGGTGCCACTCGCTGCGCGGCTCGGGCGGGGGGGTGCCCTTCGCTTTGCGGACGACGTTCGCGCGGCTCAGGTTCTTCTCGGCCTTGGCCTCGTCGATGGCCTGCTCGAACTGCTCGTCCGACACGCCATCCGTCATCGCGTAGATGCCGTAGGCCCCGTTGCCGATGTCGCTGCGCAGATCATGTCGCGGAACGAACTCCGACGGTTTGAAAATGCGCTCACCGAGCGCATTTGACGTCGTGACGCTGACTCCGGGACGCGCGATCGTCCCGTCCTGCTGGCCTTTGCGGATGGCGAGGCCGATGCCGCGCTCAGCCCGCCGGACGATCTCCTGCGCGGCGAGTTCCGCGTCCCGCCCCAGGTTCTTCTGGACGGTGTAGACGCGGATCGCCTCCGCCTGGGATTTGACCTCGACGATCTGGTCGATGCCGATGTCCCCGGACTCGAGCGCCGCGGTGAGCCACGTCTTCGCCCGCTCGCAGCACGTCACGAGGTACTCGGCGGGGTCCGCTGCGCGCTGCGTGATGCCGTCCAGGTCGCGGACCGCGGGGAGGTCAGTGCTCACGCCGCGACCTCCCGGTTCTCCTCGAGGAGGCGGCGGGCCTCTTCGACGTGGCGGGTGCGCTCCGCGATCCCCTCGGTGATCGACGCGGCGGCGGTCTGCATCTGTCGGTAGGCCGCACCCATCACGCGACTGGAGACCTGCATACGCAGCATCTCCTCACCGAAGACGCGCAGGCCGTCCCAGAACGTCTCGACGTCGAACGCGACGCCGAGGTCTGCGAGGACGACGTGCTCGACATGGCCGTTAAGGCTCATGCCGTTCGAGCCCTTCGGCTGGGGCATGGTGCTATACCTCCGGTGACGGCCCCGGACGGTCATCGCTGCCAGGCGACGTCCGGGGCGGTTTCGTTCCACAACCCGCTGAGGCGGTGTCAGCCTCCGGGATGTGGTCTGTGAACAGCGAGTCCATGGGAACGCCGAGGGTCCTGGCGATGTTCGCGAGGACGTCTGCTCGGGGGATGGATCGCCCGGCCTCCGTGTTCTGGAGGGTCGCGCGGCTGACTCCGATCGCGGCCGCGAGTCGCTCCTGCGACCAGCCCGCCTTGCGGCGTGCGGCGGAGACGGCGGTGGGGTTCAGCGTCGCGGTGCTCATATGCACAGCACTCTAGGCCCAGCTAGTAGTGCTGTCAAGAGAGTTGGGCCCTACATGTTGAGTCGCGGACCACCCGCCTAGCTTTTTAGGCTGCTAGGTCATGGAGGCAGGAGTGATCGGAGAAGCGGCCGGTCGGAGTGGCCCCGACGCGGAGTCCCGGGCTGCTCGAGAAGCGTCAGATGCCCTCCGGGCGCGAGACGAGCGGCGACAGCGGCCCAATGCTTCTGGTCGGGCCAGGAAGTAGGCATGGCGGCAGCGAGAAGGGCGGCGGCGACCACGGCCGGGACGGCCTCCGCAGGTGGTGCATCTGCACCACCTGCACGCACCAGGCCCCGGACGACCGTCGAGTGGTCTACCCCGGCTTCCCGGGCGATCGCCCTCGTCGACCACCCGAGGTCCCGCAGGGCCTGCACCAACGGGCGCCGCTGCTCCGCCGTCAGGTGCCGGCCTGTGCCTCCCCGCCCTGGGGAAGCAGACCGGGCGTGGGTTGGCGATCGCCGGGCTGATCATCTCCGGGGCCGCGTTCATCGTGTGGCTCGTGTGGGTCCTGGCGATCGCCGCCGCCTGACGTCCCCGGGACGGCCCGGACAGGCCGTCCCGGTAGCCGTCACTCCTGGTCGGTGGGGGTGACGCGCCCGCGGATGAACATGACGGCGAGGGCCGTCACCGCGACGTAGAGGGCGGTGAGGGCGGTGACCTGGTCGTCGGTCGGGTCCCACACGTCGAACTCCCGGAGGACGGTGACGGCGGCGAGCAGGATGATCTGCACGGCGCCGAACACGGCGACCGGCTCACGCTTGATCAGGCCCATGGGGTTCACACTCCGAGTCGGGTCTTGAGGTGCCGGCCGGGGCACGCGGTCTGGTTGCCCGGCACGCGGTAGTGGCCGACCGCCTCCCGCACGCCGAGGTGGTCGAGCAGCTCGTGGTACGCGGCGACCGCCGCCTCGGTGGGCTGGTCGCGCTCGTAGTTCCCGGCGAACGAGACGCCGGGCATCATGTTCCCGTTCAGGGCGTGCGCCCCGACGGTGCGGGCCGCCCGGCCCTCATACACCCGTCCGGACGGGAAGATCACGTAGTGGTAGCCGATGTCCGACCACCCGTGGCCGTCCATGTGGAACGCCTGCGTCTGCCGCATCGACTGCTTCTCCAGGGCTTCCACGCGGCTGTCGGCCCGGCGGTACGCGCTGATCGCCTGCTGCACGCGGCGGTTCGCCCGGTACTTGGCGAGCCACCACCGGGGGCCGGGTCGCTTCCCCGCCGGGCGGATGTACTCCCCGGCGGTGTGGTGCACGACGCACCGGGATCCCCACGTGCACGGGGTGCTTGAGCGGGCGGGGCGGGCGCCCCACTCGCCGCGGGTGATGATGTTCATGCTGCGCCTCCTGTCAGGAGCCAGAGGAGTAGGCCGCCGACGACGGTGGTCGCGACCCCGGCGACGGTGCCGACGACGATCCCGACGCGGCGGGCGGTCCTCTCGGCGAGGGCGTTCCGGACGCGTTCCATGTCCTCCAGGGCGTCCAGCCGTTCGTCCGCCTTGTTGACCCTGCCGTTGGTGAGGGTCGCCTGGGCGAGGGTCGCGGTCACCTTGTTCTCGATGACGTCGAGGCGGCCGCCGACGCGGGCCTCCAGGCCTTCGAGGCGGGCGATGATCTCCCCGCGGCTCATCGGTTCCTGCGGGTACGGGTTGTCGGGCACGAGCGTGTCCTCCGGCGTGGGCTGGGACTGGTCCGGGGGGTGGGCAGGGGATTACTTGCGGAGGGCCTGGGCGGACGCCTGCACCATGAGGACGCTGGCCTGCACGTCGCGGATCGCCTCTTCGAGGGCGGTGATCGTCGCCCCGAGGGTGGTGCCGACCGCGTCCATGTCCTGGGCGACGGCCTCCATGTCCGTGTGCGGGCCCGGGTCCGGGTCGGGTGCGGGCTCCGTCCCGAACCACGCCTCCACGGCGGCGCGCGACACGCCCCGGTAGATCCCGTCGTGCTCGATCGTGACGGCCTGGGCGGCACCCGAGTACCAGCCGCCCTTCCAGTACGACGCCGATGATTCCGGGTAGCAGGTGGTGCCGACCCACCCGCCCGCCGGGTGCTGCTGCGTCCACCCGTCCTGGCTGCCGATCCTCGTCCACATCTCCACGAGCCCCGGGTACGCGGTCCCCGCCGCCCCACCCCACCGGATGTGCCACATCACCCGCACCGGGGTCTTCACCGGGACGTCCGGCTCCACCAGGCGGTACCGCTCCGGGCCGTTCGGGGTGTCGCGGTACGCGAGGTACAGGTGGCCGGCGGCGCCACCCGGGTCGCCGCCCCACCGGTCCACCCGCAGGGCGAACGGCGGGCTGCCGGTGCCGGCGGCGTGGTGGAGCTGCGCGACGATGCCCCAGGAGGCGGGCGGGACGTACGAGTCGAGGTAGAAGGCGGTGCCGTACCACCCTTCCGTCCCGTGCCGCTCGCGGGTCGCGCTGTCACGGAAGTCCGCGAACTCCAGCCGCTCCCCACTGGAGTTGATCGGGTCGACCCCCGCGTTGTGGACCATCCGGCACGCCCGCCGGCCGGGGCGGCAGCGGGACTCGACGACCGTGGTGGTGTCCGGCGCGGCCTTCTGCCAAGACGCGCTCGCCCGGCCGTCGCCGGGTGGGCTGACCGCCCCGATGGGGAGGTGGTCGAACGTCAGGGTGCGTTCCGTGAGCATGCGGTGTCCTCCCGGGGGTCGGGTAAGAAAAAGCCGGGCCGTGGGTGGACTACTGGAGGGGTTGGCCGGCGCCGCGGACCGCCGCCAACCGTCCGAGCAGGACGTCCAACCGGTCACGCGGGGAGTCGAGGGTGATCTGCGCGGTGTCCGACGCCGGGGTCCAGGTGACGCTCGTGATCACCCCTTCCCGGCCAAGGCCGCCGGTGTCCGGATCCCACCGGTGCGCGAGCATCACCCGCTGCCCGACCAGGCGCAGGAACTGGGCGGGTGGGATGGGGGCGCCTTCCGCTGTGCGGGCAGCGGTGGGGCCGGTGATGGTGATGCTCCCGCGGGTGGGGCGCGCGTTCCTGGTGGCGAGCCACGCGTCCCCGATCGCCTCCGCTGACGCTGTGGTGAGCGACGCGTTCACGGACAGGACCCGTGAGCGGGTGACGGACGCCGCGGACAGCACCGGGCTCGTCGCGGTGCGTTCCGCGGTGAGCGGCTGGCCGTCGGTGCCGGTGCCCTGCACGATCACCCGGTTGTACAGCTCCTCACCTGAGTCGCCGGCGTCCGTGAACGCGGCCCCCGACCACTCCCCGATCACCGCGGCGACAGTCGTGGGGCGCGCCATGAGGAACAGGCGCCGCTCGGCGTCCACCCCGACGAGCCAATCATGGTACGCGTTGACGGCCTGCAGCACCTGGCGGGGCGTCTGGTACCCGCCTTCTGTGGTCAGGTGCGGGATCGAGAACGACGACGTGCTGATGCGCGACTCGTCAGTTGACAGCAGCGGCAGGAACCCGGCGCGCACGTCCTTCACCACGTCCGACGCTTTCAGCACCGAAGCGTTGCCCGACTCGTATGCGGTGGCGCGGAATAGCTGCGCGCCGGTGACCCTGAACCACGTTGCGCCCAGAGGGGTATAGGCACTGGCGCCGTTGTTGTTCGCGACGAGCGCGACGTACCGGCGGGCGGTGGCGAGGGTGTACGCGAGGGTGCCCGACGCCCCGCCGTTCCAGGTGGCGACCCCCGTGTACCCCGAGTCGCCGCCCGCGTAAAGCGACGGGTCCGAGTCGGAGAACCACAGGGACGTGTCGATGCTCGACGTGTTGTTCGCCGACTCCCATGTGACCACGACGCGTTTGATCGCGCCCGTTTCTCCGCCGTCGAAGAACCAGCCGGTGCGCGCCCCGTTCGTCGCCACCGGCAACGTCACGCCGCCGGCGAGCCCCCACGTCATCACCCCTTCCCCGACTTGGCCGACAAGGGCGCCCGACCCCGCGAAGTCCGCGATGTTCCCGGCCGACGGGAACGACCGGATATCCCGCCAGTCCGATAGCCGGTTGTGGACCCACACCCGCCGCATGAGGTTGTCGTCCAGCGCGTACTGCCACCCGCGGCACCCGACGTTCACGGTCATCTGGTCCGGGTAGCTGGTGTCCCACACCCGACCGCCCCACACCACCCCGCACCCGGGGGCCTCGAGCTCGACCTCACCGAACGGCAGCAGGTCACGCCACGGCACCCCGCCGTCACGGGCGACCGAGAACTGGAGGGTGTCCGGCCCCCATTCGTTCGCGGTGCACGACACCCCGTCGACGGCGCGGCCGGGGGCGGTGTCCGCCCCGACCGCCTCCCACACCCCGCCGGGAGGCTTGACCCGCAGCACGGCGTCTGGCACCGGCCTACTCGTCCCTCAACTGGTGCCAGCGGGGGGTCGGTGACAGACGGATCAGCTGCGGGTCCGGGTTCGTGGTGGACCCGGCGTCTCCGTTCGGGACGGACGCCGCGGTGATCCACGTAAAGTGCGTGGCGTCCGGGTCGATCGTCGCGACCTGCCCGTGGCCGGGGGCGGTCCGCCACCCCGCCCGGCTCCCGGAGTCCTGCAGGCACCGGCCGTCGTGCATCGCCCTGGTGACCGTCGGGCTTCCGTTGTTGAACGACGGGTATCCGCTGGTGGACTTCCCGGTCGGCCACGCTACGCGGTTGTGGGCGCGCATCAGGATCACCCACGCCAGGTCAATGTTCCCGGATCCGCCGGTGCTCGTCACGGCGACCTGGAGGTTCACGCCAGCGGAGCCGCGCCGGTCGAGGTCCGCCGCGAACCCGACGGTGCCCAACCGGTACACGTTCGTGGCGCTCGCTAACAGTCTGCACCCGGATGACCCGTACTCGCGGCTGTAGATGGTCGCGCCGCCGACATCGGCGGACAGCACCGCAGCCACTCCGGTTCGGGCGCCGACGACGAACCCCGCCCACACCTCCACGTCGATGCTCTGCGCGTGGTCGTCCGCCCTCATGATGCTCGGGTCGATCATCCACACGCATGTGAGCGACCCGGTCGCGCCGCGCTGCGCGGACCCGAAGATGTACGGCCACCCCGACAGGCCTGTGACGAGGTTGCTGGACCCCTGATCGACCTGCCCGGGGTGAAGCACCCCGTGCAATGGTGCGCCCCCAAGGCCTCGCAGCTGGCTGACGGCGGTAGGTGGTTCCATCGTGTCGTACACGCGGACCGTGTCGAGTTCCCCCGCGCCGACGGCGGTGGCGCTCGTCGACTCCACGGCGAGCACCGCATACGGGGTATCCGCGGTCGGCGTCCACGTCACCGTCCGCTCCGTCCACGTCGACGACAGGGCGGACGCCGTGCCGCCCGCCGAATCGGTCGCTGTCCCCAACAACAACCGGACGTTCTCCGTGTCGGACGCGGACCTGACCCACGCTGACGCGGTGTAGCTGCGGCCGGCGATGAACGGGCCGACAAGCCACGTCTCGATCCCGCGGTTCGCGGCCGCACCGGTCGTCCAGTCCAGGTGGTACGCGCCGGTGCGGGCCCCCGCGTTGACGTTCCCGACGGTCCCGGCCCCCGTGAGGACGCTTCCCGCGAACCACGGGCCGTCCGTCGCGAACCCCGCCTTCTCCTCGAAGTCCCCGCCGAGCACCATGTTCCGCGGCTCGACGCGCTCCGCGCACCACGCCCCGAACCGGCCGGAGGTCATGTTCCCGACGATGACGTCCAGCAAGGCGGGGGCGTCCCCGGGGATCGTCCCTGTGATCCGCCGTGTGCCCGCCCCGCCCGGGGCGGTCATCGGGAACGGCTCGATGGTGAGGTGCGTGGCGCGCGCCCCCGTCGCCTGCGGAGTCCACCGCAACCCGCACTGCCCGGTCACCTGGTCACCGAACGCGGTCTTGTCCGACCCGGTGAGCACGACGCTGGTGGTGGTGGTCGGGCTCGACCGCATCGACGCGTTCCGCGGGACCGTGTAGTGCTCGGCCCGGACGGTGTTCCCCTCGATGCTGCCGGCCACCGCGAACGGTGTGGTCGCCGCGACCCTGGCGGCGAGGTTCACGGACGCGAGGTTCGTGGGTGTGCTGGAGACGACCTTGTCGATCCGCAGGCGGCTGTTCGTGCCGTTGTCGTCGACGTATACCCGCAGGTAGGTGCCCGCCGCCGTGCGCTTGAGGATCACTCCGCCGAGGTAGTTCGTGACGGTCGCGCCGACGTTGAACGTCGCCGTGGCGCGGACGTCCCCGTACTGGTAGCCGACCGCGGTGTGGATCATCGCGACGCTCGTCCCCGCGGACGCCGGGACTAGCTCCCCGGATGACACCGACACGTCGGCCTTCGCGCCGGTGTCGAACGTGTAGTCGTCGCGGGTGTCGCTCGTGAACGTGTCGAGGACCTCCATGCTGTCCCCACGGACGTAGGGTTCCGCGGTGAACGTCAGGGCGTAGTCGACGCGGCCCGCCCACTCCGCCCGGTTCGTCCAGTCCTGGAGCGCGGACGTCCCGGTGAGGACCTCCAGGTGCTGCCTGAGTGTCTGCCCCGTGTGCTGCACCGTGACGCGCCCACCGTTGCGGCGCATCACCTCCACCACCGCGTTGAGTTCCTTCTGGGCGGTCACCCCCGCGGTGACGCTCGCCGGCAGGAGCCGCAACCCGAGGGCGACCTGCCGGTTCTGGGCGCTGCTCGAGGCGGGCCGCGCGCCGAGGGACCGGCGCGGACCCGTGTACGCGGTGTCCCACACCGCGTTCCCCCAGTTCGCCGTCACCAGTTTCCACGGCGACGATGAGGCGTCGATGAGGGTGAGGGACGTGCGGGCCGCGTCGTGCGCGGTGAGCGTCACGGTCATCGCCATCTCTACGCTCCTGACGGGACGAGGCTCGCGGTGACGTACCCGATGCTACCGGCGGCGCTCGCGGTGGCGGCGGCGAACGACTGGGCGTCCACTCGGATCGGCACCCACCTGCCTCCCGTGGCGGCGCCGATCGCCGTCTGACCTCCGGTGCCGATGTCACCGGGGCCGAACGCCGCCTGTATGAACGCGTCCGCGGCGATACCGCGATTGATCGCCTGCCGGTCCGCATCGGTGAGGCTGCCGCCACCGGATGCCGTGTCGCCGCCGCTCGAGCTGCTCGACGGGGCGACGTCGGGTAGGTCGGTAATCTGCGCGGCCGTCGTCGCCTGGTCGTAGCCAAGCTCGGCGAGCTGCGCGTCGACGTCGGCGATCTCACGGTCGACCCCTGCGCGTTCATCCCACGCATCCTGCATCTGCCTGTTGAGGTCCGTGATCCGGTCGAGCACCTCCCGCCGGCGCCCGGGGGTGTGGGCTTTCCGCAGCGCCGCGTACGCGGCCTTGCGGGCCCGTGCGAGCCCGGTGAGCTTGCGGGTGATGCGCCCCCTCTCGGCGACGAGGTCGCCGCGGTCCGCGCGCAGCTCACGGATGCGGACCGCACGGACCGCCTGCTGGCGGATCGCATCCAGTTTCTCGGGGTTCGTGATCCCCGCACCGCGCGCCGTCTGTTCGGCGGCGGCCTCCGCCCGCTTGTCCTGCAGCGAGTCGTCGCGGTGGCGGGCGGTAATCGCGTCGGACGCGCTCGGCGCGGTCCGCGGCCGGAACCCGAGCAGGGTCCGGCCGGTGCGCGCCGCCGATGAACGGTCCGTCCTCGTGCGACGCGCCGCCGCCCGGGCGGCACGGCCCGCCGCCCCGCTGTCCGGGATGAACAGGCCGTCGGACGTCAGGAACCCGCCACCCGGGTACGGGGTCACGTCGACGTCGGACAGGTCCGGCACCGGCTCGCTCGCACCGAGGCGCCGGCGGATGCGCCCGCCCGACGCGAACCGCCTCCCGCCGACCTTCCCGCCGGTCATCGCGAGGGCGTGGTCGATGCTGACCCCGGATTCGACGAGGCGCTGCTGCTCCGGGGTGAGGATCACCTCGTCGGGGCGGGCGATGACGAGCTGCGAGTCGACGTGCGCGGGTCCGGGACCGCCGATGTAGCCGCCGCTCGAGAACGGGTTGAGCGCCCCGGAGATGCTGCCCGCCGCGGCCTTGAGGCCGTTCGCGAACATTGATCCGAGGGCCCGGCCGGCGTCGGCGGCGGCGCCGGCGAGCAGGCCGGGCAGAGCCCGGATCGCGGCGCCGATGATCGCGGCGAGAATCGACGGCAACTGCCGCAGACCTGACCCGATGCCGCTGATGAGGGCGGACCCGATGGCGAGCGCCGCCCCGGCCATCCGGGCGGGCATCGTGCGTAGCAGGGCGAGCACGAGGGAGAGGGCGCCGCGGAGGGCGGTGACCACTCCCTGCCACGCCTTAGACCAGTCTCCGTTTATCGCGGCGGTGACGGCGACGATGATGCCGCGCACGACCTGCAGGGCGGGCCGCATCACCGTGGCCACCGCGCGCAAAGCACCGACGACGACGGTGGTGATCTCGTCACCCCACCGCACCCAGATGGCGGTGATGAGCGCGACGACCGACTGGACGGTCCTGAGGATCTCCCGCATCAGGGGGCCGACGACGGGGGCGAGCTGCCGGAACGCGCGGGCACCGTCCTCAGCGAGGGCACCCCACAGCCTCGACAGGTTCGCGACGGTCGCCACGATCGGGGCGCGGACCTGCCCGATGATCTCGGCGACCACCGGGAACGCCTGCCGGGCGGCTTTGGAGAACCCGGCGACGGCGGCAGTGAGTTTCGACCCGAACGCGTCGATGACCGGTGCGATCGCCCGTTCGATCCGCGGCCATTCGTCCGTGACTGTTTTGATGCCGTCGGACATCGCGTCGAACGCGTCGCCAACAGCGGGGAGGATGCGGGTGCCGATCGTCTCCTGCAGGTTCTCCCACGCGACCTGGAAACCCTCAATCTTGCCCTGGGTCGTCTTGGCGTACGCGTCCGCCTGACCGGCGAACTTCTGCCTGACGGCGGCGAGAGCAGCCTCACGGGACGCAACCTTGTCAGCGGCTTTCGCCTGCTCCATCTGCTGCTGCGTGTAGTCACGCCCGGACTGCTTGAGCTTGTCCTGGGCTTTCGTGACAGGCTCGAACGCGATCCCCAGTTTGCGGAGACCCCCGAACGAACCGTTGTAGACGCGGGCGAGCGTCGACTGTGCGGCCGCAAGGTCAATGCCTTTAGCCCGCGCGACGTCAGCGGCGGTCGCGTTGAGCGCCAGTGCCTTGTTCACGTCCCCAGTCGTGCGGAGCATGTTCCCGAACGACTCGGCGAGATCCTCGTCGTCCATCTTGAAACGGCGGGACTGGGCCTGGATAGCCTTGTCGATCTTCGCGCCGTACTTGTCCCAAGACAGGCCGGCGTTCTCGACCATCCGCTTGACCTTCGCGCTCGAGGCCTCCGCATCTATGGCGGCCTTCACGGCGCTCACACCGAACTTGGCGACACCCACGGTGATACCGGCGAACGCGACGCCGGCGGCGAGCGCCGCGGTGCGCATCCCGCCGAACGCGCGGGTGCCCGCCGTGTTGAGCCGGCCGAGCGCCGATTCGGCGTCGCGTGACGCCTTGCGGACGCCGTCGGCGTCCCCCTCGATGTAGACCCTCGGGTTACGTCCTCCGCGCGCCACCTATCATCCCTCCGGTCCGTGCCCCGGCGCCCACGGCAGGTTCGGGTCGGGTGGCGGGCTGCCACCCCACGAGCCGCCCGGTGACGTCACCGCACCATCAGCATGATGCTGCTGTTCGGCGGCGTCCGCCTCAGCGAGCAGCTCCGCCAGGTCCCGGTCGACGATGAACGCGCTAACGCTTGCCACCGGAAGCCCGAGAATTGCGCTTGGGCTTGACCCCCACGCCCTCGCCACCCTTGCCACCGGTTCCGCCATGGCTGAGTCCCGGAAACCTGGTCGCGTCGGCGACCCCCTCGAAAGCCATCGTGAGCGCCTCGGTGAGCTCCGAGTCATGCAGGTCGGATGCGCACACGACCGGGGGGACACCCGTGTCGGGGTCGGGTTCCATTCCCTCCGGGACCTGGTCCGGGTCGTAGACGACCCGCGGCTTGAGGAACATCGCCTCCACGATGTCGCGCTGCAGAAGCAGGACGGCGCGGGCCGCCATCGGGTCGGTGAGGTCGACGGTTCCGTCGTCGATCTTCCCGCCGGATTCGATGAGCAGCCCGAGGATGCCGGCGACCTCGTCGTCGCCGCGGGCGATCGCCTGGGACATGAGCCAGGACATGGACAGGCCGCGCCGGACGGTGAACGTCCGACCCGACCCGAACGTGTGCTGCTGCTCGTTCGCAACCCAGGTCATGCCGGGCCGCCCAACAGAAAGGGCGCCCACCGGGCGCCCTGACGGAACTCGATCATGTGGCTCGCTTTCGCTCGCGGTATCGCCGTGCTCGTTCTCTGGCCAGCGCCCGTCTGTGGGCGGCCCTGGCCTCCGGGTCCTTGCGGCGGTAGGCCATCCGGTCCTCCGCCTCGATGTGGTGCTTCCTGCACAGGAACGCGACGTTCGATGGCTCGTTGTTCAGCGTGTCGCCGTCCTTGTGATGCCGCTCAGCTGGCGCTCCGCACACCTCGCACGGACGATCCTGGTACAGCGCACGAGCACGCTTACGACCGGCTTGCTTCGTCGCGTCCTCCTTGCGGATCTCGCCCTTCCGCGATGCCGACCATGCCGCGACCCACGCGCGCCGGCACGCCTCGCCGCAGAACCGGCGCTGCATCCAGTGCCGGTTCGACTGCGGGTGCTTCATCTCGCCGCGGTGGTACTCACGGCCACATCCTTCGCAGACCCGGACGTTGGGGACTTTCCATCTCGGGACGGTGCCACCTGGTCTCTCGTAGTGGCCACGCGCCCATGTTCCCTTCGTCGGCGTTCCGCAGCCACATGCACAGGTCTTATCCATCACGCGATGATACCAAAAGACCTGTAAATACGTCCTAGGAGTAACTTGTGGTCGCGTTGATGAGGCTGATCGTCGCGTGCCCGGAGCTGCCGGTGCTCGACGCCCGCCAGTCGAACGACGCGCCGATCCGGCGCTTGTTCTCGAGGGCGTTCGGCCCGCCACCCGAGTACTGGCAGTTGCTGAACACGAAGAACAGCTTGTACGGGTAGGACGACGCGATGATCGACGTGGAGATGAACTTGACGGTGGCGGCGAACCCGGTCGCGTTGATGAGCGCGTCGTAGTCGGTGGCGTTGATGGAGCGCTTCGGGATGCTGCCGGTGAACGTCACCGGCCCCTCGTCCTTCTCGATGAGGTCCGGGTACTTGGACCCGCCACCGGGCGTATGGGTGACGCTGACGGGGTTCGCGATGTTGAGGTTGAAGTCCTCGATCGCGGCGCTGCCGGACAGCCATGTGATGTTCATGTGGCTGCGCAGGAACGGGAGGATGGTGAGCGCCTCGTACGCGGGGGTGAGGGTGGGGTCACTGATGCGCGCGAGGTACAGGGCGGGGCCGGACACCTGGACGCGCGACCCACCCTCCGCGGGGCTCGTCACCTGCATCTGCTGGATCGCGGCGCCCTTCAACTGCTGGAAGAACGACTGGTCCTTGTACGCGATGCGCACATCACTGGTTTTCGGGGTGGAGCCGGTGATGAACGGCGCGGTCCACACGTGCCGGTACGCGCCGGTCGGGATGATGACGCTGTCAGGGTCGGTGATGACCCCGTTGCCGGCGGTGGTCGTCGGGGCGCCGAGCATCATGGTGAGCAGCATCCCGACGGTGTCCGGGTACATGCGGGACTCCAGGGACCAGTCCGGCATGAACTTCTCGGGCAGGAGCGACGTCGGCTCATCCAGGTTGCGGATGTCGTCGTCGCGGTTGAGGTGCGAAGGGTTGCTGTTCGCCTGCACCTGCACGGCGGGCGGGTACAGGACCTTCGTCCCGTAGGTGGGTGTGACCGACTCGGAGCCGGGGGTCGCCTCGGTCCGCAGCTGAACGTAACCGGTCGCCATTACTCGTCCTCCTCACTGTTGACGTCGGCGAGGACCGCGTTCCGCGTGGAGTCGAGCTGCTCGGCGGCGCGTTCACGCTCGTCACCAATGGTGCTGGCGGCGGCGGCACGGAGGTCACCGGCGGCGGCCCGGACGAACCGGTCGAGGTGGTCGCGGGCGGCGGCGTGCTCGGCGGCGGTCAACTCCACCAGTTGCAGGTGCATCCCGGGGTCCGCGTCGTACCGGCGGGCGTCGTCGAGGGTGATCGCGTCACCGGGCCCGCCGACGGGGGTCGGCTGATGCGTCCAGAACCACCCGGGGACACCGGGGATGTTGTGCGCCTCCGACGTCGCGCCGGGGAGGGTGAGCCGGAGGCCGTGCGCCTCGGGCGTCTTGCGTGGTGCCATGTGGTGCGGCCTCCTGGTCATGTGGATAGTGCACGGACCAACAGGCGGCACTCGAGGCGCACGCGCTGCTGGTTCGCCGCCTGGTCGGTCACGAAGAACTGTTCGCCGCTCGACAGGACTGCGTCCTCGACATCGCTGCGGCCGAGTGTCGGTGACCCGTCGAACGCGTCGACGACCTGGGCGAGCACCGTCTGCGCGTTGCGCTGCCCGGCGTCCGGGTCGGTGAGGGGAACCTCGACGGTCACCACATAGGTGAGGTCCCATGCTTCGGCGCCGAGCTGGTGGTCCGCCTCATCCAGGTTGCGACGGTCGAACCCGGAGAACCTGATCGCGACGGCCGGGAGGGTGTCCATCACCCGTGGTTCGGTCGCGTACACCCGGCACTGGTTGCCGTCCAGGGTGATCGCCTGGGCGGTGACAACACCAGCGGCGGCGTCAGCGATGCCGGTGAGGGACGGGACTCCCATCACCCCACCCCGTGGCGGCGCATGTGACGGTTCACCGCTTCGGTGAGAGCGTCACCGATGGCGGCGCGGATGCGTGGCTGCTGGTCCTCGACGGACCGTTGCATGAACCGTTGCGCCGGGTATGTGCGCGGCGTCGTGATCCGCGCGACGAACACCCCGGGGGCGGGGGTGAGGGCGTGTGCGCGCCGCGGCACGATCGGCTTCTTGACGGTCCCACCGAACTCCAGGAGCCCGACGCGGCGACCCTTCTTGCCCCGTATTGAGGTGGTGATGTACGCGCCGCGTTGTGTCGCACGGGCGGTGAGTGACGACACGAGCTCACCGGACCGGCGTGGCGCGAGCGTCCTGGTGACGGGGAGCACCACGTCCTCGGCGACACCGACGAGCGCGGCCCGCACATCATCGTCGAGCTGCTCGCGGGTTTCGGCCATCGCGGCGCGCAGACCCTCGTCGCGGACAACGACGCGGGTGCGGATCATCCGACACCCGGGGCGCCGCGGTAGTAGTCGAGCAGGCGCCGGGCGGACTGCGGGATCCCCTCCGGGCGGCCGAGGGCGTCCGAGTCGGCGAGGTTCACGGCGGTCGCGAACGCCTGAACGTTGCTGCGCATGCGGGCGACGACGGTGAGGATGCACGCTTCCTCGACGTCCGCCGGCACGACGGGCCACCCCCATTTGCCGGTGACCTCCACGTACCATTCGGGTGCGAGGGGCCCGGCGGCCGGCAGCAGGCGGATCGCCTCGATCGGGTCGGTTGACTGCCGGTCGAGTGGGAGCAGCAGACGGTCGCTCACCTGGACTGTGGTGACGGCGGTGACGGCGTCATCGGCGAGCACCCGGATCGTGGTGGGGGCCGCGGACAGGTCCTTCACCGGGATGGTCCGGGACCGGCTGGCGCCACCGATACGGAACATGCGGACCGCGTCGACGGTGTCAAGGGGCCTGACCTGGCGGTCCATGTACCTCATGCACGCCAGTGACGCGCGGGTGATCGACGACTGGACAAGGTCGTCCTGACCGGTGTCCGCCGCGGGGGTCAGCATGAACGACCGGACGGCTGCGAGTGTGGTGAGGTCCGCGCCGCTGGGGACGCTCACCGCCGATGCTGTCGATGTGACGATGAGGTCGTCGACGGCGGTCGTCGACGGGGTAACACTGCCGGTGTCCCACACGACCTGATACGTCCCGGCGGTGGTCGGGGCGGTGAGGGTCGCGACGTAGATACCGGACCCGGCGGGGGTCTCGACGATCCCGGTCGTGGTCCGGGCGGTGGTCGTCGCGCCCTGCCCGTCCATGATGCGGACCCCGATGGTGCCGACGAGCCCCGTCGGCGCGTTCTGGAGGCTCGCCTCGAACGTGGCTCCCGGTGCGGCGGCGATCATTCCCCGGCCCCCTGGTAGTCGGCGAGCGCGGTCCGCGTCAGTAGCAGGATGGCGCGGAGCATCCGTTTCTGGCACGCCTGCCGCTGCGCGGCGGTCATCGTGTCAAACGCTGCGAGGTCGTCGCGGAGGTTCTGCCATGCGGAGCGGAGGGTGTCCCTGGTGGTCGCCTCATTCACGCGCTGCGCCCGGACCACCGTCACGTCAGGCGCCGCCCGTGGTCCCGGCGTTCCGGTGACAACGGGCGGCGGAGCGTCAGGGCTACTCGTCGGCATCTGGAATCACTCCGCGAAGTAGACGGCGGGCGACGGTGACCCCGTGAGGAACCATCCGTGCGCGTCGTAGTCGGATGAGAACGTAACCGGGAGGTCGCTCGTGTAGTTCGACCATGCGATAGCCGTCGGGCTTGTGTAGACGACGTATGTTTTCCCGTAGGCGCGTGGCATCGTCGCCGCCGCCCCTACAAGCCCGGACGCGTACCATCTGCCCTCGCGGATCGTGTAGCTCGCCGGGTAGCCGCCGGCCGTCGAGAACGCCCGCTGCACCTCCGTATACGTCCCGGCGGTAAGCCCGGTCGGGTCGTCGGCGGTGCGCGCGACGAGGGACCCGGTGAACGTCACGGGGTCCACCTCGTAGAGCCCCATGCGGAACGCCGTCGGTGTCGCCCCGTTCTGACTGCCGATGAGGTACCGGGCTTTCGTGACCGTGACCGTCGCGGGGGCCTGAAAGAACCGCATGTATGCCACGCCGGTGATGAGCTGCGCCCCGTCACCGTCTACCGCGTCCGCGGGCATCGCGTGGACGATCTGTGGGGTGTAGAACGGGACGCCGATCTGGCCGTGCTGCAACCGAGCATATGAGGTGAGCGGCCGGGGAATCGGGCGGATGTAGAGGTCGTCGAAGCGCGAGTCGTATTCGGCCGGGGTCGTGCCAGCCCAATAGATCCCCGCGGCGCCCTTCACCCCTACGCCGTGGTTCGTCGCGTGCGATCCGGTGAGCGTGTGCCGGACCGTGGAGAGCGGGACGACCCCGGTAGCGGGGTCCGCGGTGAAAACCTCCGCGGTGATCGTGTTCCCCTCGCATCGCGCCCGAATCCAGTAGTCCGTGTTCGCGGTGAGCGTGTGCGACGTGTAGGCCAGCTCGTTCCACGTCCCGGCGGTCCGGACCCACACGGAAACCCTCGTCGGAATGGCGTCGATAAGTATGAGGTTGCTGACGTTCCGGACGCGCAGAAGCACGCCCCCGTCAGCCGGGGCCGTCGCGGTGCGGTACTTCACGACGACTTCGCCGTCGGAGAACGTCTCCGCTGCGCGCCACCAGAACCCTTCGCCGGTCGCGCCGGGGGTCATGTACCCGCCCGTGACGGTCGGCGCGGTTCCGGAGCCCGTCCACTCCCCGCGCGCCGTCGAGAACATCGACGCGTCCGAGAAGTCGAAGTAGAGCGGCTGCTCCGAGAACCGGGCGTCGCTCAGGGGTTGGGCGGCGATCCCGATGGCGCTCACGGCATCCGACCCGCCGGCCGCGTGTGACGCGGCGTGCGCCGTCGGCGTCCGGGCATCCGAGAGGCGGGCGTCGCTGGTGAGGACGAGCGCCGACGTGTCGGCGATGCCGTGGACGTTCGTCGTGTCCGACTCGTGGGCGGAGACGGCGCTAGCGGCGGTCCCGGCGGGGTCCGCGCCGACCTCCGCGGCGGTCGGGGTGCGCGGGTAGTTGGCCACGGCCCGGGTTCCCGGTCAGTCCTTCTCGCGCCTGCGCGGGCGCTTCACGGCGTCCGGTGATGCTCCGCCGCCGAGGCGGGTGATCTCCGCGTCGACGAGGTGCACACGGTCGCCACGGTCCCGCATCAGGTAGCCGCGCCGCTCCTGCTCGAGGGCGGCGAGGAGCGCCTCCCGGCGCTCCTCGGTGATGTCGTCTGCTGCCACTTGTGCTCTCCCGTCAGGTCGTGCGCCGCTGAGCGGGGCACCCACACGCGTGTGGGTGCCCCGCTCAGGACTGCGTGACTCAGAAGGTCGGGGTGACCAGGCCCGTGCCGCTGATCGCGGTGATCGCGGTGGGGTAACGGTTCCCGAGGAACGCGCTGTGCCCGAACACCTGGTACCGGATCACGCCGGTGCCGGACCCGACCTCCTCGAACACCCGCGTGTACAGGGGCCCCTCCATCAGGATGAGGTCCTGGAGGCTCACAACGTAGATCTCGTCCTCGTTGGTGCCCGCCCCGTAGTTCGTCGCGATGTTCGGGTCGACGATCACCCGCAGGCCCGCGACGGTCTGGATGAACCCGCCGTCCTGACCGCCGACGCCCTGCGAGAACGACCCCTGCTGGAACAGCGGGAACGTGCTCGACAGGTTCGACGCGAGCCACGCCGCCCGGCGGGGGTGCATGACGATCGCGTCCGCCATCGTCTCCAGGCGGTTCGCCGCGATCTTCTGGATCGCGTCGTACACCTTCGGAAGCAGCTCCGCCGCCGTCGGGGTCGCGTCCGTGTACGTGACGGTGTTGATCCCGGACACCGCGCGGATGCCGCGGTGCTGCGGGGCGGTGCCGGTGCCGGCGAGCAGCTGCGTGTCGAGCTGCACGTTGTACCGGCGCACCAGGGTCCGCATGATGATCGTGTCCAGGCCGGGGAACGACCGCATCACGTTGATCCGGCCGAGGTCCACCTGACCGGCGATCTCGTTCACCTTGCTGGTGATGCTCGCGGTGACACCGTCGGTCTCCTGCACCGACCCGCCGTCCGACCGGTTCGCGACGGCGACGCCGGAGGCGAGCTGCGGGACGGTGATGTCCACCCCGGCGTCCGGGAGGGGAAGCTTCGGCACCGCGTCAGCGAACGGCCGGCCCGCGATGTTCGGCTCGACCACCAGCTGCGCGAGGTACAAGGGCGGGTAGAACTCCGCGCCGGACGTGCTGCCGCTGGTCATGTCGCGCAGCTGCGTGTCCTTGTCGAGCCGCTCCCGCTGCGACCGGATGAGGCGGTCACGGGCGGCCGCGTCGCCCTCCCGGGCGGTGAGCATGTCCCGGAAGAACGAGTGCTCCGACACCGGGCTGTACGGTCCGGGCTCGCTCGTCACCTGGACGCTGCCGGAGGACCGGTCCACTGCCGGCTTGGCGGCGTCCACGGTCGGGAGGGGGTGCTGCTGGCGGGCCCGGTCGAGGGCGACCGCCTGGTCGAGGGCGGCGCGGGTGCGCTCCACGTCCGCTGCGGCGTCGTCGAGGCTGGCCTGGAGGGCGTCGAGGTCGGCGTCGTCGCCGGCGGCCTCGATGGCGTCCGCGGCGTCGTGCATCCGCTTGACGGCGGCGTCGAACGCGTCCTGACGCTTGCTGGTGAGGGTGGTGGTCATGGTGCGTGTCACCTTCTTGGGTGGTGAGTGGCGATCACTACCCGGGCTCGCGCTTTCAGGGCGGCGAGGCGTCGGGTGCGGTCGGGGTCGCCACCACCCGCCGGGTCGGCCGGCGCGGTGCTGGTCGATCGGTGCGGGGCCGCCGGGTCGGCCGGCGCGCGGTCCGCGGGTGTGCCCTCCGGGTCGAAACCGGAGCGGCCGGATGCGGCGAGCAGGCCGCGGATGTCTGCGGACGTCTGTGGGTACGCGCCGTGCGCGCACACCGTGACGTCGTAGAGGGCGCGGACCGACAGGATTGTGTCGGTCTCCACGACTCTGCCTTGCTCGTCCTCGGTGGTCAGGGTCTCCCATTCGCCGGGGATGAACGCGAAGCTCATCTGCGACACGATCCCGTTGCGGAGCTTCGGGACGACGCGCGCCACGTCGGGGTCATGCGGGTCGAGGCGCGCGAACGTCCGCAGGCCGTGCGCGTCCTCCGAAAGCTCGAGCCCACCGAGCTGTGACGCCGGCCGGGCGGTGGACGCCATGCACGCGCGGTTGTCGTGCTCGTGGTTGAGGACGACGTCGTAGGTCGCGGTCCGTGCCCGGACCTGGTCGAGGACGTCCCGGAAGCAGCCGGGGGCGAGGCGCTCGCGCCACACCCACGACCGACCCTCATAGAGGGTGGTCTCCACGTCGGTGACCGCGGCGTACCCCTCGAACGTGTACGAGCCTCCAGCGCCTTCGGCGTCGCGCAGCTCGACCGAGGAGAGCGGTGCGAGGGCACGGTGGATCACCGGCGCTGCGGCCGGCCTCATGGGTGCAGGCACCTCATCCCTCCTGGGCGGCCTGGTTGGTTGACTGTCCACCCGGATCCGATGTCACGGGTGGAGCCACATTCGGGTCGGGGACACCGAACGCGGTGCCACCGACCGGGATGATCTGCGGGATCTGCCCCCACCCGTTCGGCAGAGGCGGCTGCCCGCGCAGGGCGCGGGCCTCGTCGACGAGCAGGATCCCCGCCTGGACGAGTTGCGCGTCAGCGGCGGACTGAGACTGGACGTCCGCCCGGATCAACCCTTCACGGTCGAACGCCGGGTAGTCGCGGGAGCCCGGCCCGAACAGCACCGGGTCAGCGGCGAGGATCGCCTCCCACCTGCGCAACCTGGGGGTCAGGCAGTACCGGACCATCCGCGTCATCTCATGCTCGGGGCTCAACGGCGCGCCCCGCTGCCCGACCCCGGCGCCGCCGCCGATGAGGCTCGCGGGCCACTGGAAGATCCGTGCGGCGTCATCGATCGACAGCTGGGCGGTCTCGACGAACTGGGCGTCCGACTGGGACACGGTGACGGGGGTGATGGTCGCGCCTCCGGACAGCACGCGGGTGCCGTGCGCGTTCCCCACCCCGGCGTTCGACTCGTCCCACAGGGCCTTCGCCTCCCTCACCGCCCGTGCGGGGAGGTCCTGCGGGAACACGATCACGTGCCCGCCGGCGGTGCCACGCGAGTAGAACGCCTCCTGCGACGCCTGCTGGGCGATCGCCGCCCCCAGGCTCGCGCGGAACACCTCGACCGGTGACGGCGCCACCAGCGTCCCGCCACCACCAGGCCCCTTCGCGTGCAGCACCACGTCCGGCCCGGCCTCAACCAGCAGCGGGTTACGTCCCGCTGACCGCGTCGGGTCGATCCACCCGCCACCGACCATCACCCGGTACCGGGGTGACCCGTCCCGGTCGTCCACCCCGACAGCGACCTGGTCGGGGTGCAACGCCCACAACCCGACGGCCCGGCCGTCCGCGACGTCACGCCACAGGAAAGCGTTCCTGCGGGCGGTCATCGACGCCTCAAGCGTCTCCCACAGCTCGAACCACGTCTGCGCCGGGTTCGGGCGGGATTGCGCCAGGAGCCGCGCCTGCCACGTCGTCGTGACCCGCCTGCGTTCCGTGCCCTCCCCGCGCCACACCCGCAGGGTCAGGCACGCGACCGCCTCGCTCGCACCGCGGATCGCGGCGTCCACCGCCGGCAACCCCGCCGCCGCCGCCGCATCGACGCGCACCTGCCCGGACGCGTACCCGGCGGCCGACCGTGACGGAGGGTTGCTCATCGTCTGCGGGAACGCCCGGATCTCCCGGGCGCCGTGGCGGGTGGCGAGGATCATCAGGTCACGACAGGACTTGGACGAACACGACGCGGCCGCGCGGCACCTCGAGCACGCCCTCCAGGGCGTGGGTCCGGTCCGCCGCCTCCAGGACCTTGGGGAGCATCAGGACGTAGTGCCCGCCCCACACCCCGAGGCGGACGCCCTCCACGGTCGACGGTGTCCCTGGCTGCACCTCCAGGTGCAGCCGCACGAGCCGCTTCCGCCGGCACCGCCACGCCAGCCGGCTCATCCACCACGGCATCACCACACCTCCGAGATGAACTGGAACTCACGGAACCGGGCGGCCCGGTAGTGCGCCATCACCGCCGCCACCGTCGCGTCGATCCGCTTGCTGTGACGGATCTTCCGGACCCGCCACCCGCGTTCCGTCTTCTCCGCCGCGGTGCTCGTCACATGGTCCGCGAACACCGGGTCACCGTCATGGGCGACGCGGCCCTCCACGCACGCCGCGTAGAACGCCTGGTACGCGTCCGCCATCGCCGCGCCACCCTGCGGGACCTCCACCAGCGTCAACCCCGCGTCCGACAGGATCTCCGCGGACCGCTCGAAGAACCGCGGGTCGTAGACGACCTCCACGACGTCGAACCGGCCGGCGAGCGCCTGGGTCCACTCCTCGACGCGGGACAGCATCCGGGCCCGGTCGACACGCTCGTGCGCCACAGCCCGTGGGTCGCTCGCGAACACCCGGGCCTCCAGCACCACCCGGCCCGACTCCGGGTTCGGCCACGCGGCGACGACGGCGGTCGAGTCGTGCACGAGGCCCACGTCCACACCGACCCACACCTCCGCACCGGCTGGGATCCGCTCGCCCGTAGTGAGGGCACGCCACGTCTCGGCGGGCAGCCACGCGTCCTGGCCGGCCGCCCAGACGCACCCGTGCAGCTGCAGGAACTCCGCCTCCGACAGCTCCGGGTTCGCGGCCTGCCGCGCGAGGTACTCCCGGGTGATCCACGACGCGGGGTTCGCGGCGAGGACCGCGTCGAGGTCCTCCCGGCTCTTGCACCGCGCGTCGTAGTTCCAGACCAGCGTCTGAGCATCGGGGTTCCGGCTGACCGTCAGCTTCCCGCGCGTCTCGACCTCCCCGGCCCGCTCGTTCCCGTCGATGAGCCGGCCGAGGATCCCCGTCTCCCGGGTGGCGGCCTCCCCGGCGGTCGTGATCGTGATGGTCTGGGCGCCGACCCGGGCGCCACCACCCGTCGTCAGCGCCGCCCAGGCGCGCGTCAGCGACGGCGTCGTCCACGCGTGCAGCTCGTCGACGATGACGAGGCTGGGGTTCCAGCCGTGCAGGGTGTTCGGGTCGGAGGCCATCCGGTAGATCGAGCCGCCGCCGTCCTTCCGGGCGATCTGCCCGACGTAGTCGCGGATCACCAGCAGGTCGGCCAGCTCCGGGGACCGCCGCACGAACCGGACGACGCTGTCGAACAACCTGCCGGCCTGCTTGTCGGACGCGGCCGCGAGCAGGACCTCCGGATGGCTGTCCTGGGTGAGGAGGTGGTAGACGGCGAACGCGGCGAGCATCGTGGTCTTCCCGTTCTTGCGGGGGACGACGAGGGCCGCGGACCGCCACACCGGCCGGAGCTGGTCGTCGACCGCGAGGACCTCCCCGAAGAACTCCCGCTGCCAGTCCTCAAGGACCAGCGGCTCGCCGGCGAAGACGTCGATCGACTGCACGCAGAACGCCTCGCACCACTCCGCGAAGTGGTCGATCGTCGACCCGTAGGCGTACGTCGCCCACCCCGCCGCCGCGGGCCGCCTCGCCGTCGTCGCCATCCGCTACTTGACCCGCGTCAGCTTTGGGGCGGCCATCACGCCCTTCCGGTCCGGCGCGGACGCGGCGCCAGCGGGACGCCCCGGCTGTCCGGCGGCCTTCACGGGTTCCAGCCCGAGGGCCGCACCGAACTCCGCGGCGGCCTTGTCCGCCGCGACCCACGCCCGGAACGCCGGGTCCACGACCTCCTGGCCGTTCGCACCGACGGACGTCACCGAATCTCCGATCTCGTCGAACGCTCGCTCCGCGAGCTGCAGCGCTCGGGCGTACCGGGTGATCGCCGCCTCCTTGCCCTCGACGACGCCGCCGCGGTCCCGGAGGCGCTTCCGGATCGCCGCCTCCCGCCGCCGGAGGTCCCTCTCGCGGTCAAGTTCGCTCACGGGGTTTCCGTCCGAAAAGAGG